GTGACGCCGGCAGCTCCCGCAGCGGCGACGAGCATCGTGCGCTCCTCGACCGGCTGTGGGGTCCGCTCCGCGCTTGCCCGCGGCGGGGCCGTCCGGCGGTACTGCCGTGCCGGTGCGGCTGCGGATGCTACGACGGCCTCTGCCTCGGCCGCTGCCTCTTCGGCTGCGAGCGCCTCGGCGTCGTCGGCCGCTGCCTCTTCGCCCTCGGCTCCGTCGGCTGCCTCGGCGTCGCCGCCGCCCTCACCCTCGTCGCCATCTTCCTCGCCGGCCTCGGCCGACAGCTCTTCGTCGCCCTCGCGAGCGAGTCCGACGAGCTCGGCCTTGCGCGCGGCATAGGCCTCGGCCTCTTCGACGCGCTTGCCCTGCTCGGCCTTGATCGACTTGATCTGCTCGACGCCCAACTCGAGCGCCGTGATGACCTCGGGGCCGGTGAGGCCGCCGACGTAATCGGGATCTTCCTCTTCGATCTTCGAGAGTGCGATCTCGTGATCGTCGAGAAGCGCCTGTACTTCCTCGTCGCTCAGCTCGGAGATGTTCTCCGGGAGCTCGGGAAACAGTCCGTCTTCCATGGGAAACTCCTTGTGCGTAGGTGAATCAGTGCTCTGCGCTCAAGGCCCCCCTGGGCCCGGCTCACCGGATACCACTGCCTGTGGTGCCTCGGCTGAATACATGAATAGCCCAGACCCCGGACATCGTGTCGGAATTCCGCCCTGCCTTAGACTGTCTGAGTGGCGCAGAACCGCGATCTGATCCCGCTCACGGTCTATCTACCGCCCGAGACAATCGAGCGCCTCAGACGCCAGGCAGCCGCTTCCCACGAGTCGATGTCGAACATCGCTCGGCGCGAGCTGATGCGGCCGAAGGTGGCCGGCGGGGATCTAGCGCGTCCAGTCGAGCTCGAGCGGGTCCGCGTCGCCGATCCAGTGCCCCGCCACCCGGCCTGAGTCCGCGCCGGCGCGCACCTTGTGCTGGTTGACGACCGAGGGCACGTCATCGGGGTGCTGGACGATGCTCGGAATCGTCATCCTGATCCGCTGCTTGGTCAGCTGCATCCAGCGGCTCACGGTCGCATCGTCCGACTGGAAGTCGCGGCCCCGAAGCCGGTTCGGGTTGCCGTCCACCCACTCGAGGAAGTTGCGTGCCTTGGCGACCGGCCAGAGCACGGCGACGACGTGGCAGATGTCCTGCAGGTGAATGTCGGTGTAGCGGCTTTTGCCGTAGCGGAGGCTCGCCGAGTTGTGGGAGCGCTTCGGCTGCTTACTCATGAAGAGCGCGACGAGATCGTTCGGGTTCGCCCCGGCGATCCGCTCCAGCGCCGGCGCGAAGTTGCGGCAGACGACGGCGTCGTCCTGGATCACGGCGACGTGCCCGAGCTCCGGCAGATCGGTCAGGCACTTCCGGTAGCCCCGCCAAGGATTCGGCGGCTCGTCGGCGTCGGTGACCACTTCTACCGCCGGCGGGAGGTCCTTGAGCAGGCGCTCCAGGGGCTCGTCCCTGCCGGCGCGGTGCTGGATCCGGATCAGGAGCAACGCAAGGCGGTGGAGCGGCGCTCGATCAGCTCGTCGAGCTCCCTCAACTGGGCTGGGCTCTTCGTCCGGCCTCTGGCGGCCAGGCACATCTCGACGTCGGTGCAGGTCGCCATCGGGAAGGAGCCGTCGACCATCGCGTGTCCGACGTATGCCATTCGCCGGCGTTCCTCGGCCGAGTAGTCCCAGAGCAGCTCTGTCCCCTCGATCGCGAGCCACTCCATCGTGTCCGCCGAGGCGTGGACCGTTCCGGGGTAGGTCGAGGTGCCATGCTCGACGGCGCTGTCCGCGCCCATCTTGAGCACGGCGATCTCTCGCTGCCGCTCCCGGTCGAGATGTTCCTTGTTCATACCCGCTCCAGAAGGGCGAGCCGGCGTTGCTCGGCTCGGGAGAGGCCGCTGCGATCCGGCCGGTGGACATCATCGCTCGCGCCTTCGGGGTCGAGCGGGAAGTCCTTGCGCTCGTCGTCGACAGCCAACGAGAGCTGGTTGAAGGTCAGTGGCACTCCGAGCACCGAGCGGTCAGGGAGGATCGCCTCGCTGACGTAGTCGATCGTCAGGTGCGGCACCCAGTCGTGCTCGGAGGGAGTCGTGATGTTCTCCTCGGCGAGCGCGTTGATCAGGTCGACGCGCATCTTCGCGAGCCCGACCACATCGGGGATCGCGATCTGTGGGTACCCGTCAGGCCCCTCGCTGAAGAGCCCGAAGCCGCCCACCTTGCCGCTCAGTGGTGCCGTTGAGCCTGAGACGCTGCCGACAGCCCGGGCCGCAGCCTTGAGATCGACATCGTCGGCCTCACCGAGAAAGACCATCGTGACGTGCATCTTGGCGGGCGGTTCACCAGATCCACCAACGACGGAGGCGGCAATCCTGCCCGCCTCCGTCGCCGTCGGATAGACGGCGATCATTGCAAGATCGCCGGCTGCCATCAGCTTCGAGCCTGAGTCAGCAGCAGCGCCTTCCGCCGCATCTCGGCCCTCGAGTAGGAGGGCTTCTCAACCTCGTAGTAGCCCGTTGCGATCAGCGTCGAGACCTCGACCTCGCCGCCGGAGGCGACGAGCGAGTACTCGTAGCGCGGGACGGGGAATCCGGGCACCGGCACCGACAGGGCCGCGATCAGCTCGAGCCAGCCGTTGTAGCGACGCCAGTCGCCGGAGGGCGGGTTCGCGAGCATGTCGCGGACGCGCTCGGCCGGACAGTCTGACCGGACAACACCGGACAGCCAGATCCCGTACTTCCCATCGGTCGCGCGTACGAACGCGCCGACCATGGCCGTCTTGTCGTAGAACTTGTTCGTATCGAGCGGGCCCAGATTGACGTTCGCGTGGCCGCCGTCACCGACGACGATCCGGCCAACGTCGACCGTCTCACCCTCCTTCGTCTTCAGCGCTCCGACGTGGAAGAGCGAGTAGTCGGTGCGGGACTTCTTGGCCAGCACGCACTCGTTCATGAAGCCCTGGTGGCACTGGTCCCAGGTCGCGAGATGGCCCATGATGCGGCCGTCGTCCATCACTGTGAGCGGGAACTTTCCGTCAGCCTCGGGCGTGAAGAACCAGTCCCGCGGCGGCGCGAGCGGCGCGATCCCGGCCGCGGAGGCCGTGATCGTGGGCCGGATCAGCACCATCCCACTGCCGGCTGAAGCGGTGATCGTCGAGGCCTCCTCGGAGTCCGAGCGAACGATCCGCATCCGGGCATCGGCGAAGGCGGGGAACGGACAAAGGGTGGCGCCCATGTACTCGCCCTCGATCCCGATCAGGTACTCACCGTTGATGAACTTCTCGAACGAGATCTCCTCCTCGGGAACGATGTCCTTCGTCTCGGCGTCGAGGATGTAGCGCATCGTCGGGCCGATATCGACCGAGACGCCGCGTAGCACCTCGTCCTCGACGAGCTGAGCAGCCTCTGGGCCCATCTGTCCCTCGCTGAACTCGCCCGCGCCCATCACGGCGACGACGCCATCGCCGAGATCGTTGCGCTCGACCCGCCAGATCCGGGTCAGCTTGCCGCAGATCTCCGCCCCGTCGTGACCCTCGGCCGTCTTGGTTTGGATCATCAGGGACAGCGGCAGATCGCGGTTCGACATCTTGCCCGGCATCAGGTAGCGGCCGTCCGAGGTCGCAAGACCCTCGTAGGCGAGCTCGCTCTCCCAGGTCGGGAGCGCCGAGACCTCTGACTCCTCGCTTTCGCTGACCTCGATCGTGACGGCGGCCGCTTCGGCATCGACCTCCGTCATCTTCACGTCGGTGACGACCGCAGCATGGTTCGCGGACGTCTTCACCTCAGTCGCTGACATTCGATGCCTCCCTTGCCCTCTCGAGTTTGAGTGCGAAACCGTTCGGTAGCGATTGGTGGCCGGTCTTGAAAAGCGTACGCGCCGCATAGGACTCCACCATGCCGGCGATCTCCGCGGCCTGGACGGTTGCGTATCCCCACTCGCCGAGCAGCGACTTCAGCGTGTCGGCCCCGCCGCGCACAAGCGCGTCGGGTGAGATCCGCAACCGCTCGACCACCATCTCACCGAGCTCCGAGGCGATATCCCTCGTCGCACAGCCGTTGATGCTCGCAAGCGGAGCGCTGAGGATCGCCGGCGCAGACTTCTCCTTCTGCTTCAGCCGCATCCCTGCGAGCTCCCGGCAGCGGGCGAGAGCCATCTCGGCCGCTCCAAGTTCAATCGCCGGCACCGCCATGGACGCTTCAACAACGCGCGTCTTACGCCCACTGTCTCCTTCTGGCCCCGGGGGTGGGGGGCCGTCTGACGGGTTGGGTGCCGGCGTGGATGGCGCTTGCTCGAGGCCGATGATCGCACCGTCCTTGAGCTTGATCGCGAGGTACTCGTCGTGCTCTTCCTCCGAGGGCTTGTACTCCTCGGGGATGTTCTTGAGCATCCGGTAGCCCTTGCCGCTGATCTCGCCTCTGTCGTGAGCTGCGTCTGCATCCGCCGACTGGTCCGGCGGTAGAACGACCTTCGACTCGTCGTAGGCGACGATGACGTTCTCCCAGCCCTCGTAGCCCTCGTCGCGCAGCGCCGGCCGCAGGAAGACCTCGTTGATGTCGCCGACGAACTGGTCTGCGATCCCTGCTCCGTGCGAGCGCCACATATCGTCGAAGATCTGCTTGGCGGCCCAATGGTTGGAGTTCGAGAGCCCCGTCAGGACCTCGGGCGGGAAGTCGAGCCCGTGGGCCATCCGCTCGATAGCCTCCTTGCGGAGGTCGCGCTCCATGTAGTCGGTCTGCGGGTCGTGCAGGTCGACCCGGCGAATCTTGTCGATCAGCTCGTACGCGCCCCAGATCACCCACGGCGAAGAGGCAGCGGCGGAGCCGACGTCCTCGAGCTGGCTCTCGAAGTGCTCCAGCATCTCGTCGATGAAGGGGTCGGCCTCCTCGTCCTCGTCGCCCGCCGGCTCCGCCGGGAGCGGAGCCATCTCGGAGGGCATCAGGAGCAGGCCGGCGAGCGTGCGCGAGACGGCGGTCGAGCGCACGGCTGTGGTGAGGATGATCAACTCCTCCGCGATCTCGAGCACCGAGCGCATCGGCGAGTCGGCCTCGCCACTTCGGCGCGGGTGCGGCGACCAGAAGCGGTAGACGATGGCTTCCTCTGAGGTGAAAACCCGCTCAGCGCCGCCGAGCACCGGCCGCCAGATGATCCTGTCGAGCTCACCATCGCCCCCGAGCTCGACCACGACCTCGTCCAGCCAGACGAACATCCACGCCTCCTCGGGCGTGTTGAGGTTGATCCCGAGCAGGTTCCCCTCGCCGGTCGCGAACATCAGGCGGCCGAAGTTGCCGAGGATCGGCTTCATCGTGCCGTCCTTGCCCTTGAGCCGGCTCAGGATCTCGACCGGACGACCCGAGGTGATCGGCGAGACCTTCCCGTTCACGTCCAGCGTCGCCGGGTAGATCCGCAACGGGCGGAGCATCCGCGCGTAGAAGCGGGACGAGTAGGAGAGCTCGGGGACGATGTCGATGTAGGCCAGCGTCCGACGCTGCCAGTCCATCGCCCGGCGAAGGGCATAGGCAGAGTCGGCCGTACCGCGCGAGTAACTGGACGCCGCAGCGACCAGGCCCCGCGCGGGGCGCGTCATGGGCAGAGGCAACGCGCTCTACTTACTTCTGCTCGGGCTCAGCCGGCGGAACCGGCGGGGCTGGAGCGGTGGGCAGCTTGCCCTTCTTTCCACATCCGCATCCCACGTCATGACCTCCCTATTCGTGATCAGCCTTCGGCGTGAGTGTAGATCAGCCCTGGGACACTCCCAGGATCACTCCTCCGAGGCAAGGTTGTGAACGACGAGCCCAACGCCGGCGGAGATGGCGAGCGGGACGCAGAGAACCTCCGTCCAGTGCTCGTTGATCTGCCACAGCCCCCAGACCGCAATGCTGATCCAGAAGCCGAAACACCAGGGGCAGTTGATGAACTCCGCCAGCTTCTCGCGGTAGTTCTTCGGGATCGCGTCTCCCTCTTTCCAGTTGCGCGGGAGGTTGACGATCCAGTGCCGAGGCCGATCGAGAATGAAGTCCTCGGCGAGCAGCCGCCAGATCCGAAACGCCGCTGCGAGCAGGATGATCGTCACCCAGGCACCGGGGAAGCTCATGCGTTCACCTTCTCGGGCTTCGCCGGCGGCACGTAGTTGCCATCCTCGTCGAGGTGGACGACCCACTCGTTCAGCACCCGCTCCATCCCTTCCTGCAGTGAGACCTGGGGCTCCCAGCCGAGCCGGCGAACCCTCTTGGTCGCGAGCCGCTTGACCACCGTCTGCCTCGAGGGTGGGTCGATCAGCTTGATCAGCCGGTCGGGCGCGCCGGTCAGGATGCAGGCCATCTGGGCCACGTTCTCCATCGCCACCGGGTCGTCGTCTCGGCCGATGTTGAAGGGCCCATCCGCGTTCTCGATCGCGAGCCGAGCTCCGCGCACCGTGTCCCCGATCCAACACCAGGAGCGCTCGCCGCCCCGGTGCACCGGGATCGTCTGGCCGTTGGCGGCCTGCCAGAGCATGTTGATGATCGCCGCTCGGCCGCGCCCTGCCGGCAGGCCGGGCCCATATGGCATCGAGAAGCGAAGCGGCGTGAACTCCTCGGGGCAGTAGAGCTTGCAGACGTCCTCGCCCCAGAGCTTCGAGAGCCCGTAGATGTTGTGGGGCCGAGACCACGGGCCCTCGTACTCGTCGCAGGTCGAGTTGCCGTTGTCGCCGTAGACCTCGCTCGTCGAGGCGTAGATCATCCGGATCCCGTTCTGGCCGCAGGCGTAGGCGACGACCGCGGTCATGCCGGCGTTGTCTCGCACCGAGCGCATCACGTCGTCCTCGCCGAACTGGCGGCCGACCTGGGCCGCCAGATGGATGATCGCGTCCGGCTTGTGCTCGGCGATCTTCGCGTCGAGATTCCTCGGGCTGGCGGCGTCGTTCCCCACCCCTGTCTTGATGTCCATGCCGGCAACGGAATGGCCGACGTTTCGCAGCTCGCGGGAGAGGTGGCCGCCGATGAACCCTTCCGACCCTGTGATCAAGAATCTCATGACACTCCTTGGTTGGTGTACCGCCGGCCGTCGCTGGCGAGCCTATCGTCCAATCTTCCCTCGCCGACCAGATGGTGGGTGAACAGATAGCCGCGGTTGACGATGGTGGGCCAGCCGAACCCGCGCGCCCGGTCGCCGACGATGTTGTCTGTGTAGTAGTGAATCGGCGGGATCGGGAAGATCTTGAGAGCGAGCCAGGCGGGCAGGAATGGGATCCGCGGGATCTCGGTGACGAAGCCGTCGGGACGATCGAGCTCGTCGCCGCAGGACTGGAGCGTGCCGTCGCCGTGGAGGATCCGCCCTGCCGGCAGCTGCTCGGCCGCCATGCTGATCATGGCCGCCTCGAGCCAGCCCTCGTGGGGCACGATGTCGTCGGCGCTCAGGTGGATGAACTCGGCCTCGGCCTCCCTGACGCCTTGATTCCAGGCGATCCCACAGGTCGCCTTGTCGCGAACCACGATCAGCTCGACCGCATCCATCGTTCGCAGATAGCCGTCGATCGTCCGCTGCAGGCTCGCCTCGCGGCCCTTGATCGTGGGGATGACGACCGCGACCTTCACACGCCCTCCGGCAGGATGCCCCGGATCTCGTACGTCGTCCGGTAGTAGGGGTCGTTGAAGTCGGGTGGGTCGCCGAGATGAACGAGGCACTGGGTCGCAACCCGCGCCCAGCCCCAGCCCGAGTTGATCACCGAGCGCGTCATCGCGCCATCCTCCCAGGGTTGAACGTCCCAGCCGTCCTCGCCATAGCGGACACCCTCCTTGAAGAGCTCGCGCCGCATCACCATGTTGCCGCCGACCGCCGGCATCCCTCGCCCCTCCTGGGAGTCGGTCATCAGGCCAACTTGGCCCACCTTGAGGCCAACGCCGCCGCGCCCGTGACCGCGCTCGAAGCGGTTGACGACCGCCTCGCACCAGCCGGGCAGGTAGTGGACGTCGTTGTCGGAGCGGTGCAGGATGTCGTGGCTCTCGTCGGAGAACTTCCAGCCCTTGTTGGTGGCATAGCCCGGGTAGCGGTTTTCTGGCAGGTAGACGACCCGCAGCTCCGAGGCCTCGAGCCAGGAGCGCGTCTCCTCGTCGGAGGCGTTGTCGACGATGATCAGCTCGAACGGCAGCGTCACCGTCTCGAAGTAGGAGTCGAGCGTCCGCTTCAGGAGCTCGAGCCGGTTGAAGGAGACGACGGAGGTGAAGAGCCTCATGCGAACCTCAGGTGGTTGGTGGTGAGACGCCGGTTGGCATCCTCGGACGGGTCGATCTCGGCGAAGTGGTCGGGCCAGACGTCCCGGCCGATCCGCTGATGCCAGTAGAGCTTCTCGTTCTTGTCCGGGGCTCGGTTGCGGGAGCGGGTCTGGAAGTGGGCGATGTAGATGGCTTCCGGGACCTCGAAGACCTCCGCGCCGGCAACCGAGGCCATCGCCCAGAGCGCGTAGTCCTCGTAGAGCCCGTACTCGCGAAAGCCGCCGAGCTCGTGGAAGAGCTTGCGCTCGATCAGCGTCCCGATCACGCACCAGTTGCCGACCTTGAAGTCCATCCGGGGCCAGATCGTCGGCTTGGGCCGCTGCTTGCCGCGGACGTACTGCACCGCCGGCGTGAAGAGCGCAGGCCTCGGCTTGGTGTGGGTGGTCGCGAGGATCATCTCCTCGCCGAAGCCCTGGGCGAGCTCGTCGTCGGCATCGAGGAAAAGCAGCCACTCGCCGGTCGCCATAGAGGCGCCCATATTGCGCGCCTGCGCCAGGGTGCCGTCGGGCTGGTGGCTGTCGATCACCTCGAGGAAGCCCTGGCCCAGGGTCGAGGGGATCGCCCGCTCGGCGGCCATGTTGGGCCAGATCTGGCGGCCGTAGGTGGCGACGATGCAGGAGATGGTCACATCCGCCGCCGGCGGTTTGTGGGCCGGCCGTGGAAGCGCCTCATCAGCCGGATTCGCTCGTTGTGGAGCTTCGCGTCCTCGCGGAAGGAGCGCTCCGACTTCGCGTAGGTGTCGTCGGTTTCGCCCTTCCCCCAGTGGGGGTGCATGTGCTCGACGTGCGAGCGCAGCGCGGCCTTGAATTGGCCTCGCAGGAGGGCCGTCTGGATGAACTCGGTGTCGACGAACTGGTGGTCGTAGGCCGGCGTGAAGACCGTGCCCGAGCCGTCGAAGGTGCCACCGTGCGTCTCGATGTACTCCCTCGAGAAGAGGATGTGGGTCGCGTGGTTGCCGCGCTTGACGAGCGGGTTGCCGAGATCGTTCGTCCCGATCACCCCGCAGCGCGAGCTCTGCGCGACGTGGAAGGCCTGTTTGTCCCACTCGGGGTGGAAGACGAGATCCGTTGCTCCCTGGAAGTACCACTCCTCGGGCTCGGTCTGCTCGTAGGCGAGGTTGATCTTGCGCGCGAAGTCGGCCCGGTCGGGGTCCCAGGTGACGACGATCGTGTCCGCTTCGGAGGCGAGGCAGGCCTTCCGAGCTGGGTCGCCTGGAGAGCAGATGAACGTGACCCGGTATTCGGTTTTGGTCGCTTCGGCGATGCTCGTCAGCAGCGGCTCGATCTGGTGCTCGCGTCCGAGCACCGGGACGAGGATCGAGATCACAAATCGTCTCCCCAGATGAACCGGCCCGTCTCCTCGATCCATGACATCGGGTAACGGTCGGTCCAGTACTTCCTTCCCGCAGGGGTGACGGGTGCTGGGTCGGGCAACGTGCGGCAAAGGGAGCAGACGAGGTTCCGATTGCCGTTCATGATCCTCCGCTTCTGGCGGACGCTGATCAGCCGCGTACCGCCGCACTCGGGGCAAGTGATCGCGGCCGTGCTCGTTTCGTTGGGCATGAGAGTTGTCCCACTCATGGGGCAACACCCGCTCCGCGTCGACGCTTCGTGGCCGATGACGTTCGCACCGGGCGCGTTTGCTTGCCACGCAACCAGTTCATCGTCTGTGACCAGGCGTCGACGTCGTCGTCATGCACGCCGTTTGGGAAGCGGGAGCAGCTGTGGACAAAGGCGGCGATGTCTGCCGGCGAGTCGCCGGCCTCGTAGGTTGGAGGTTGCCATGGCGGGCCGAAGCCCGGCAGGAAGCAGTGACCGGAGGAGAGCGAGTCCGAGGCCGCCTCGGCCCGCATCACCTTGTCGCCGTCCTGCTGTGGGTTGATCTTGGTGACCCCGGTGAGCTCGAGCTTGAGGTCGAGAATCAGGTCGGCTCCGTAGCCCGTGTTCTCGATCAGCATGATGTGGCGGGCGCGCGGCCAGGTCCCGCGCGCGTAGCGTGCCATCTCGAGGGCCGCCCGCTTGGCGAGCGGGTAGCTCATCTTGCCGAGCCGGAGATCGAGCAGGTAGCGCTGGACGCCGTGGATGCCCCAGGTCTGGATCGCCACGTTGTCGTTCGACTCCTTGTCCTTCTGCGGGCAGTCGAGACTCTGGACGACCATCGAGAACTTCGGCAGCTGGGACCACTGCTCCAGGCTGCGAATCCGCGGGTCGTAGAAGCGCCACCAGGCGGTCTGGAGAACGTCACCCTCCTTGGCCGAGGGTCGCTGCTGCAGCTGGCCGGCGGCCCGGTGCGGGGTGAGGGACTTCGCCATCGCATCCGAGCTCTTCTCGTTGCGGTGCTCGGGCCAGAGGAGCTCGCCCTCCTTCTTGCGCGGGTCGTGCGGCCAAACGAACGGGTGCTTGGCCTCGTAGCGCTCGGGCAGGCAGAGCACGTCCCACTCGTCGAGCTCGAGCACATGGGCCGCCAGATCCTCCTCGTGAAGGCGCTGCATGATGATCACGCGCGCGTGGCGGTTGCCGATGCCTCGGGAGACAACAGTGCCGTCGTACCACTCCTTCACCTCACTCAGGGTCACCTTCGAGGTGGCATCCGCCGACTTGGCGTTGATCGGGTCGTCGATCAGGATCCGGTGGCCGTGCTCGCCCGATCCGGTCGAGTTCGGCGCGGTCGCAAGCCGGGTGCCGCCCATGTCGTTCCCGAAGTAGTTCTCGCCCTCCCGGTTGAACTTGAAGTTGTCCCAGCGGCGTTCGTACCAGGGGCTCATCATCAGATCCCGGCTCATCGCCGCCATCCGGCCGGCGAGCCGGACCTCGTAGCTCGCGCCCCAGTAGCGAAGCCACGGATTCTCTCTCCACTCCCAGGCGGGCCAGAAGACGCTGACGATCATCGTCTTCATCGTCCCGGGCGGCACCCAGACCTGAAGCCGCTCGATCTCGCCGGCACTGACCGCCTCGAGCTTCTCGCAGATCACGTCGATATGCCAGTTGTGGTGGTACTCCTCGGCCGGCTTGAGGACGTGCCAGGCCCTCTTGATGAAGGTCGAGAGCCTCTTACAGTCCTCGATGTCCTGGCGAACCCGTTGCTCGTCTCGGGCGTCGTACATCGCCTGCAAGCGAGGCGAGACGAGCGTCGACTCGCTCACTTCGCCCCGGAGAGCGCGCGGGCCTGCTCGATCGCCATCCAGTTCAGGCTCAGCTGGCCCTTGCTGGCGAGAGCTTGCTCGGCGTGGCCGGTGCAAAGCTCGACCTTGCCGTCGAAGATCGTCTCGCCGTGACGCTTCAGCGTCGCGTCGATCGAGTAGTCAGCGTCGTTTGGGCAATCGACCCACCAGCATTGCCCGCAGATGTGACAGCCGAAATCGTCAGCCACTCGCGAGCTCCTTCTGCTCTTCAGGCCCGCCGAGCTCCTTCTGCTCGACCGCCTCGATCATCTTGTCTAGCAGCTCTGGCGGTAGATCGGCGAAGTGGCGCTCGGCGACGAGCCGGATTGCGCCGATGTCCATCCCGACCTCGTGCCGGTTCGTTGTCAGCGCGCCGGCCTCCTCGAGATGCATGATCATCTGGTCGCGCAGCGCCCGGTAGTCGCCGGCGAAGGCCTGGCGTGTTGCCTCGGCGCGCAACGAGTCCTTGTAGGCCGTGTAGCCCTCGTCCTTTGCCTCCCGATACTCGCGCGCGAACTCCGGGTCCTTGGCTGCGCGGCGGTGAATCTGGGTGATCGAGGTCGGCGGGTCGAGCTCGAGCGCTGCTGCGAAGGCCATCGTGCCCTCGCGGACGAGGTCGATGAACTCGTCCAGCTGATCCTCGCTCAGGTGCATCGCCTTGGTGAAACCGCTCGGGGTGACCGAGACAGAGCTCCGCTCGGAGGAGTGGATCTGCTGCCTCTCGGGATCGAGAGGACCACGGATCTCGACAGCCTCGTCATAGCGAAGGGCGAAGTCGGGGTCGTAGTTCTTCGTTGACCGCGGATTGCACATCGAGCGGAACATCGTCCCCGTGTAGTCGGGGTTGATCTTCCAGGCTGCGGTCGCCCGATCATCGCCGCCTCGGATGTACTCGAGGAAGCGGTCCTTCTCGTCCTCAGTCGGCCGGGGCATGCGCGCGACATCGTAGAGGGCGAATCGGTTGTTGTCACCTTTGGCGGCAACAAGTTCCGCAACTATTTGCGGGGTGTGATCTCCCAGAGTTGGCGCGGGACGCTCTGATAGGCGTCGTTGTCGCGGGGCCGGGAGGGCATCGACCAGCCTGGCCGCGCCGGCCGGGCAGCAATCGTCCGGTAGCCGGCGGCCCGGAGCGAGGATCCCGACTCGGAGGCCTGGGTGTAGGTGACAAGTCGGCAGTAGCCGAGCGCGAAAGCGGCCCGCGCGCACGCGCCATAGAGAAAGGAGTTCGCGTTGTGGGTGCCATCACTGGCAACGCGGTAGACCTCGAGCGTGAGCCCGTCGTCGAAGAGGCGGGCAATCGGCCGGCCGACGATCGCAACCGCGACGAGCACCTCGTCGGCTGCTGCCCCGATCGAGAACTTCGCTCCCACGACCGGGTTGTTGTGGCGGTGCCAGGCGGCGACGTGCTCGTTCGCCTGGGCGAGCGAGAGCGGGACGAGATGAAGGCTCACGGGGCCAGCAGCGAGAGCTGGGACAGACGCTCGGCGATCAGGACGCAGTACTCCGGGTTGAGCTCGATTCCGACCGAGCGCCGGCCGAGCTCGCGCGCAACGAGCGCGGTCGTGCCCGAGCCGAGGAAGGGATCGAGCACCGTGCCGCCCTCGGGGCAGCTCGCGAGAATGCAGCGCCGCGGCAGCTCGGTCGGGAAGGTCGCCCAGTGCTGGCCCGGGTAGGGCTGGGTCGGGATCTGCCAGACCGAGCGGATGTTCCGCCCCAGCGCCGGGTACTCCATCTCGCCGCTCCCCTGGCCGCCGCCGGAGTAGTCGACTCCGGGCCTGACGGTGCGGCGCTTGGTCAGCTTCTCCTTCGGCTGGTCGCCGATCCAGCTCGAGGTGCCCTCCTTGCCCTCGTACTTCTTGTTGGTCTGGTTCCCCCAGCGCTCCCAGGCCGCCGGCTCGCGCACCGCGTCGGCGTCGAAGAAGTACTGGGGCGACTTCGTCAGCATGAAGACGTACTCGTGGCTCTTGGTCGGGCGGTCGACGACAGACTCCGGCATCGGGTTGTTCTTGGCCCAGATCACGTCGCTGCGGAGATACCAGCCCGCGTCCTGGAGCGCGAAGGCGACCCGCCACGGGATCCCGACCAAATCCTTCTGCTTGAGGCCGGCTTCACGAGGGCCTGGTTCGCCCTTGGTGCCGAAGTCGCTGCCGCGATGGCGGGCGACGTAGGTGTCACCGAGATTGAGCCAGAGGGTGCCGTCCTTGCGAAGAACGCGATGGACCGAGGCGAAGATCTCGACGAGGCGGGCGACGTAGTCGGCGAAGCGGGGCTCGAGCCCGAGCTGGCCCTCCGCGTCGTAGTCGCGCAGGTTCCAGTACGGCGGCGAGGTGACGACGCAGTGGATCGACTCGTCCGCGAGCTCGCGTAGGCACTCGAGCGCCTCGCCCTGGTGGAGCGTGAAGTCCTCGTCTCGGAGGTAGATCATCGCTCCCTCGCAAGCGCCAGCACGTCGGGATGGACGCGGGTTGCAAGCGCAATGCAGTAGGCATCGGCCGAGTCCTGGCTCATCGTCATCTCGCGGCCGGCGTACTTCTCGAGCACCCGCACGAGCTCGTAGATCTCCCCCTTGCTGGCGCCGCCCCCAACACCGGATCGCGCCTTCCAGACCGACGGCGAGAACGACTCGAGGTAGATCTCGGGCGGCAAGCAGGCGATGATCGCGCCCTGGACGCGGAAGCCGGCGGCCGTCGAGTCGCGGCCCTTCCCCCACGGCTCCTCGATCCCGATTGCGATCACGTCGTCCCAGAACTCCCGCCCCGGCATCGCGCCGGCAAGGAGGCGGGTGCGCTTGAAGGCATCTCCCTTGCGCTTGTTCCCAAACGGGCAGGCGACGATGTCTGGCGGGCCGTCTCCCTTCAGTGGCAACGTGACGATGTCGACGGAGAAGGTCGAGAGGTCGATCCCCGCCACTCTCACTTGAGGGCCCGAAGCACATAGAGCGAGGCCCGCTCGTAGTCGTCGAACTCGCCCGGGCGCGCCTCGCGCAGCATGTCGACGAGAAAGGCGACGACATCGTGGGGATCAGGGTCGACGCCGTGCTCCTCGCAGACGGCGAGAATGTCGAAGCAGCGCTGGAGGTTGACGGTTTTCTCCTCGCCCTGCTTGGGCTCGAAGCAGCGCTGCTCGATCTTGTTCCAGAGGATGCCGCCGGTGGCGAGTGTCGCCATCTCGGTCGTCGCCTCGGCGATCACTCGAGCTCCTGCAGCAGCTCCGCGAGATGGAATCCGATCGCTTCGCCGACCTGCACCTGGCAGGCGTTTCCGAGCATCCGCAGCTGAGCCGTTCGGCTGACTCCCTTCACCTCGACCCATCCTCCGGGGAATCCGAGCATCCACTCGCTGAAGCGGGGGTTGAGTCGTCCTCGATCGTCAGTTGGAGGGGGTGCTGCTCGGGTGAGGTACTCCCATCGCTCGATTGCTGGAGCGAAGACTCCCCAATCCACGGCGAGCCCTCCTCCACCGCCACCACTGCGTCGTCCAGGTTCGATCTCCTCCCGCCCTGCGACTTCGAGCCCTTGTAGCGCTCCGCGCTCCCCTTCCCCCGCACCGCTTCCCTCGCCTGCGGGGTCGGCAGCATCGCCACCGCCACGTCCAGGCTGGGGCTGTTCCGCTCCAGTTGCGATGGGCCCGCGTTGTTGTGCGCGTCCTGGGTCGTCGGGGTGGGGAGAATCGCCGGCACCCGGCCCAGGTTTCGACGACCGAAACTGTCCACGCCCGTCCCGTTGCGGCGCTCCGGTCCGTGCATAAGCGCTGCTCTCAACTCTCCGCCCGAGCCCGGGTTCTGATCGTTCGCGACCGGGGTCGGCAGGCGCGGTGTCTTCGAGTCTCCCGTCCGGACGAGATCCGTCAGGCTCATCCCCGGCTTCGCCTTCGAGCCCTCGAGATTGCGGCTCCCCGACGAGGATGCGTCGCTCGCTGTCGGGGTCGGCATCGTCTTGACGAGAATCCCGAGCGAGGTCACCTTCTCCCGGTCGTAGCCGTCCGCCTTCTTCTTGCGGGCGAGATGCTGCTCGGCCGTTCCTCTCGCCTCCTCCGCCGCCGGGGTTGGCAACAGATCGGGCAGCTCCCGCAGCGATGGGCTCCCGGCCCGGGAGTAGCCGTCGTTGCTTCCCTTCCCGTCCGAGTAGACCGGGGTCGGCAAGAGCTCTTCGCCAGGCGATGATGAAAACTCGAGAACGGAGATGTGGAGCGCCCACGTCGGCAGCTCGTAGGCGACCCCAGCGAGCGTCATACCCGAGTTCGGCCAGATCAGCGAGGACGACTCCAATAGGAGCGATGCCCGAGCCGCCGGCCACGGGTCGCATGAGTCCTGGGACGTTTTCGACGAGGACCAGTCGGGGTTCAAGAAGGCGAATGCATCGGGCCATCTCGAACCAGAGGCCGGATCTATCACCCTCCAGACCAGCTCTTCGACCAGCGTAGGAGAGGTCCTGGCAGGGGAATCCTCCGACGAGGAGATCGAGCCCTCCCTCTCCGGCTTCGTCGACACCGGCTACGTCACCGTGGACGAAGACGCCCGGGAAGCGCTCGGCGAGCACTTTGCGGCAGGCCTTGTCCTTCTCGCAGAACCAGACGGGCTCGAACCCGGCGGCTTCGATCCCGATGTCAAGACCCCCGGCACCAGTGAAGAGGGAGGCATAGCTACCGACCATCTCTCGCGATCTCGCGGTTGACAGCTTCGCGGATCAGCTGTGAGAGGGACATCTTGCGCCGGCGCGCAGCAGCGCGCCAGAGCTCGAGCGTGGCCTCGGGGACCTTGAGCGAGTAGGGCTTCATGGCGTGATCTCATCGACGGGGATCCCGAAGATTCGGGCCTTCTGCATCATGTCAACGGTGCCGGTCGAACGACCGTCCCAGAAGGCGATGCAGAGACGAGCCCCCAGCGAGGCCATGTGGGTGTTGCGCGCGAGCGGCGCCACTTTCGGGGCGACGCTCGCGCTGATGAACTGGCGGTAGTCCCACGGCTCGATCAGAAAGCCGAGCTGGCTGCCGACCTGCTCGCAGAGCATGTCGGCTCCGGGAGCGTTGCCATGGACGAGCGTGCAGCTGAGGTTCTCCATCTCGAGCGAGAGGTCGAAGAGGCGGTCGGAGATCCGGGCCCGGTCGGTCCACTTCCTCGACCCACAGACGATCACCCGCTCCACTAGGCCGGCACGCGCGAGGTGAGCACGAGCTTCTCGAGCTCGGTCAGATCCCAGGTGGCGATCACGGCGTAGATGTCGCCGCCGACGCGGCGGAGAAGAGCCGGATCGCCGGGAGGCTGGGGCACCTTCGTCCAGGCCCACTCCTCGACCTCCCAGAGAACGAGATAGCTGGCAAGGGTCGTCGCCTGAGCCGGCCGGTGCTTGGGCGGCACGATCGGGACCATCGCGCTCCAGGCGCTTTGCTTCCACCAGGAGTTGCCGCTGGCGAGCGTCTCGCCGGCCCTGAAGTCGGATGGGAGCTCGATCCCGAGCTCGAGGTCGAGCCGGCCCTTGCGGTAGTTCGGCCGGCGATGAAGAGAGTCGATCAGCTCGATCTTGCCGTCCCGTTGAATGCCGAGCGTGTAGACGAAGGCGGCATCTGCCCTACAGGCGGCCAGATTCGGGAGCAGGTAGTTCCGCCGGTTGGTGCCGCTGATCACCGTGCGGACGCAGGTGCCGCCCTTGACGATCGTCGGGGTCAGCGCGATCATCGGCGTCTCGTCGCGCGCGGCGAGCCGGTAGGCCCGCGCGATCTCCTCGAACTCGGTCCGCGCCGGACCAGACGCCATCCTCTTTGCGGCCCGCGTGTACTCGGCAGCCGCCTCGCGTGCCTGCGCCCTCGGGATCTCGACGGTCTGCAGGTTCATGGCTCCTCCTTGGTGGGATGACCGCGCGAGTATATACCGCTCAGTGGAGCGGGTAGCGCAGCTCGAGCCAGTCGCGACCCCTCACCTGGACGATGAAGGCGATCTCCTCTTGCAGCATCACGCGCCGGAGCATTTTCCGATGTGGCAACCCGTCCTTGGCCTCGATCAGGTCGTGACAGGGCCGGCAGAGAGGCACGATATTCGCGTCGACGTCGCGCAGCACCCGCCATTCGGCGTGCTGGCGAAACCAGTGGCAAGGGACGAGATGGTGCCTGGTCAGGAGCCGTAAAACGCCCGGAATCCACTCCTCTGAGGAGGGGCGCAGGCACATCCGGCAGCACCCCTCCTCCTGGAGCTTCTCCTTCCCTCCGCCACGCTTTCTGAGCAGGCTGTGCGAGACCCTCAGGTAGACCGAGGGTCTAGCGGCCTCGATGCAGTCGGGTGCGCTCACCTCAATCGAAGACCGGGAACGCACCGACGGGGAACTTGCCGGCGAGAACGCGCGCAGCCTTCTCTGCGCTGACCTCGATCGAGGGGTCCTCGACGGGAGCGGCTGCCGCCATGCTGAGCTCAATCGC